CCAGTGTAATTGTGGAAGACAAAGACATAAGCACATTCGTAGAGAATGAAGCTGTAGTCGCTGAGGCAAGATCAAGTTTAGCTGCCTTAATTCCTGCCGAAGAATCTATGTTGTCGTTGTCTATATTCCCATTAACGAGAGTATATAAAGTAGTCTCGTTATCTGTAACTTCGGCTGGTTGAATAACATCACCAGCAGTGTAAGTGTAAGGGCGAGAAACTGTTCCCATAATAACTCCTAACTTGATCCAATAACTAAATAATTAAATGCCACTGTTGCACTTGTTGTGTAAGTAAAAGATGCAGTAGCTTTTGTAACTGTTGCACTTCCTGTTTCTGCTAAGGGAGTGATGTTAATAATATAATCTGCCGACTTTATTTTTGATAACGATACGCCTGTATTTGAGGTAGCCGAACCCCACTCCATATTTGTATCTAAAAAACCATAGATACCCATAACATTATCGTGCAAAACTCTTGGTGCAAATTCATCATTTAAATCCTGTATAAACAATGGTTTACGAAGTTTTTTAGATGGCATTATTCAAATCGCCTCAATGCAGGTAAAATTTGATATCTCAAAACCCAAGTATCAATTCGCCACGCAGGGTCTTTACTCGAATCAGAAAACTTAATAGAGAGTGCTTCACTTCTATTAGATAAAGATAATCGTTTGATCACCGATATTGCTGCTCCCCATAAATCTTCTCCCCATTTAGATACTCCCCAATAGGAAGCAAATCCTCCTGTAGATAAAACAACAGTATCTGCGGTTATGAAACTACCAGCCCAATTCTCTGCGGTAGATATCGTTACTGTTCCACTAGAAGTCTGACCAACGACAGGAATAATCTCTCTCCATCTCTTAGTTACGTCAGGCATATTCGCATGGAATGGACCTGTTTGATATCGAGAAGCAATAGCGTTTCCATCATTGGCATCATCAGAGGAATCTCCATCTGCATCGCCTGTTTCTAACCTACATATATGACCATCATAATCTCCTGCATACAACACTTCTTGATCATCTTCTATAGCGACACCTAAGTAAGCAAAGTTTCTATCATATTTATCTACTGTCCATGCCCCTGTAGGTTGATTTGTCTTAGGGTCTGGTGTTCTTAAATCGTAATGGTAATTTAATACAATACTATTCTGTGTTTTATTTTTCTCTGCCACTAAAAAACTAACTCTAGATTGAGAAGCTATGTTCACACCCTGTATGTTATCAAACTTTGCTAAATTAATATTAAAGAAATCACTTGTATTCGCAAGAGGTCTTTCTATTCTGTTGGATATAATGCGTGTATTAACTCCATCAAACTCATAAAAATTCTCTCTCCAAGGCCAGACTATTAAGTTTCTATTTGCTACGTTGACTATACTTCTTTGATTTGTAGCCCCTACTGAACGCCTAACAGCGTCTAATCTTAAATCATCTCTGTCTAAACCAGAAACACGATACATTCTATCTGTGGTAAAAATAAATAAGTCGTCAAATAAAGATGTTGCCCCTATAGTTTGCCTATCTGTTGGAAATCTATCTGTTGTTCTCCACTGTGTAGAATCGCCTTGATGTGATATTTCAAAATTATCTCCTCTTGCTGGTATTTTTAAAGCAACAGCGTGCCTGTTCCAATCACTCACCACTTCTGCTAAAGGTGCGGTTGCTGTATTTAAGTCAGTACATGCAGTAGCAGAACCATCCCATTGTAGTATGTTAGAACCACCATCAGACGCAATCATCAATATATCGTTAGATACAGCGAATGTTACATCTCCACCAGACCAAGTTCCTGAAGGAGTAATGGAAGTGAACGTATTTGTTCCAGCATCTTTTTTGTATATTTTGTTTGCAACGCTACCACTATTCACACATACAATTAAGTCTGAGTTTCCAGTAAAACGAAGATAATTAAAAACCCCAGTAATAGTTCCAGAACCGACAAGACTTGCTGTATTAACAACGTAGTATCCTTTTCTCTTTCGTATTCCACCTGTAGGTATTAACCGTACATTATGGATATCTAACGCTTCATGTTCTTTCACAGACGTTATTTGCGTGGAATCATTGATGCCACCAACATTATTTCCGAACTCCACTCTTTGCATTTGGAGGTTGTTAGCCATAAATATATCCCTTTATTTCTTTGCACCTTTTCACTACTTCTTCAAAGGTGTCGTAATCAATCGCTTGTTCTGCATCGGAAACAGACTCATCAGGGTTAGAGTGCACTTCACATAACACACCATCAGCACCTGCTGCCACTCCTGCTCTCGCAAGTCTAGGAACTAACTTTCTGTCTCCACTTCCATGAGAAGGATCAGCTACTATTTTCAATGCAGTATATTCTTTTATCATCGCAATAAACGAAGCAGAGAAACTCCACCTACAATGATCTTCAAAACTAACGATTCCTCTTTCGCATATTGCTACATCTTCTGCTCCATGTTGAAGCAAATACTCTATAGCCCCAAGCGTTTCATCCACTGTCATCCATGAACCACGCTTTAATAATACTTTCTTTCCATAAGAAGCTATCGCTTTCAACAACGGATAATGCTGTGCATGACGCATACCTATCTGTATCCAATCTGCATCGGTAACGTGTTGCATATCTGGTATATCCATCACTTCCACTATCCAAGGAAGTTTGTTTCCACCTGCTGCTGTTGAAAGAGATAGTGATCTATCTGTTACAAATCCACTATTCTCTGGAGGGTACGTTCCATATATATAACAACCACCTCGTAACATAGTGGCTCCTGCTTGTCGTACCTTACAGGCTATGGCATATATCTGTTCCAAGTTCTCTACAGAACATGGTCCTGCAATAAACTCTAACTCTGGTGCTTCTTTCTCTTGATAGGAACGTACTAAAGGGTATTTTGCATCAGGTCCGAATAGCTTCGCTAACTTGGACATGACATACTCCCTTCATGTCGTTCATAATTGTAAATGGGTTTCTCTGTTCTGACTAATCCCCATTTTGATGTAGCAGTTCCAAAAACTTCATTAGATATTTTGCGAACAATAGACTCTCCATCGTTGATAGGTTCTTCTTCGTTATATCCACAAACTTCTTTTAATAAATTAGTTTGTATGGCTAATCCTGCTCCCATTACTTTATCAGGATTATCTTCATCCCAATGTCCTTGCACTCCTATAATAGGTTTATCAGAGTGTTGCTCTATCGTATTTACAAAGTGCCACAAAGCGTTTGATTCAAGGTAATCATCAGCATCTAACCTGACTATCCAATTCCCTTTCGCTAATGCTATCGCTGCGTTGGCTGCTGCTCCCAACGTATGATATTCACCACCTATTATCTTCCTACCAAATACGCCAGTGCTTTTGTATACATCGCCTTCATTCATCCAACTGGGAAACGAAGTACCATTGGCTATCAGTATTGTTTCAAATGAAGTAAACGACTGAGCATCTAAGGAACGTAACGCATCTTTTGCTTTGATAGCATAACCATAAGTATGAAACGGAATATATACTGTGAAAAATGGGTTCATCGCACTTTTTCCTTTGACTTTTGATAATCTAAATACTCGATAACATTATCGAGACAAAATGGCGGTGAATGATTACTAAATAAATCAGAGAATAATTCTCTTAATCTTTTCAAGTCTTTATATTCGTTTAACTCATAGTTAAAACGTCTTCTATGTCTTTTAGGTACTTCCACTTCATGTATATTGAATAGCGTTTTATCTTTTAATATCTTCCCAATATATTCTGTATTAGGGTCTATTTTCATAACCTCTAACAATGTTTTCCTAGATATTACTTCACAATCAAATCCTCTAGGTAACTTTGGTATATGTGTAAAGTCAGCTTCGTATTTTATATGCTCTTTCACAGCTTTTCTAAGATACTCAGGATCAACCAATATATCGTCAGCAGTTACCCTTACTATATGATCTACATCTTTTAACTCTGCAACAGACCACAACCTTTTTGGTACTTCTACTGCTCCATAGAAAGCGTCTATTTCATAATGTTCACAAAACATTTGTAAAGGTTTATCTACATCTCTATCGGAAGTGGCAACAATGACTGGCATTTCTGTCATAAACAATCTGTCTAACAAATGACTTAAAGCACAACCACCTGTGATAGGCATCAACACTTTTCCATACAAACGCCTTGAATCCATTCTTGCCTGTACTACAATGGGAATCATTTTTTAAAACCACCATTATAGATTTTTTCATTTAGTTTCTGCATTTGCATCTCTAAGTTAGCAATCTTTAAATCTTGTCTCACATCAGAAGGTAGACTACCACTACCCCATTTACCAGCAGGCCATAACTCTACAAATGATGAGTTTTTACTTACATCTTTAGATATCATCTGTATCTGAAAGTCATTGTGTTGTACTTTCGCTGACATGGTGGCTAACCACCACACTCCTGCTGCTGCTTGAAGTGCTAAACCTACTGCTAGTGTAATTATAAACTTAGTATCCATTTAGTATTTCTTTTTCCCTTTTTTCATTTTATTTCTTGCTTTAGCTGCTGCTTTTTTACCTGCTTTTGTATATGGATAATGTTTCTTTCCTACTTTTGGCATATTTATCTCCTATACTATACCCATTCGTCTTAATAATTCTATAATTGCTTGTAATTGCATATCAGGTGAAAGTTGTTGTTGAACTGGAGTTCCTGTCATTCCAGTTTGACCTAACCCCCCAACACCCCCACCTCCACTATACATCGGTATTCCTGTATTCATTTGTATTGGATTAAATCTATTTTCAGGAATAGAACCTGTGAGTGGCATATTACCTGCATATTCGGCAAACGGATTATTGGGTTGATTCCTATACATTCCTGCTGCCATTACCTAGCCTCCATATCCATGCGTCTTTAGCCCAACATGACTCGCATGGTGCAGTTTTTTCTTGTCTGCCTTCATGTTGTGCATCTCTCATATCTTGTAACTCTATAGAATTGTTCCAAATCTCTTGTAAACTATGTGTATTGGCATCGCCTACTGGTCTGTTCTCAAACCAATCTGCACAACATCCCATTACTTTGCCATCATATCCAATCGTCAATCTTTGAAAAGGTTGTTTACATACTGCTCTCTCCACTGCAATCCAATCGTCTATCAGAAAGTTACCATCGGCTCCTCTATCCATTACTGCCGATACTCTTACATCATCAACTATATCTTTCCACTTTCTGACAAATCCTTCGACTTCGTGTTCGTTACTTTTTTGTTTGCACATTTGCACACGAATAAACGGTTTAGATAACCCTTTACTGTTTCGGTATAAAACTGCTTGTTCAATCGTTTCCGTAAGTTCGTCAAAGTCTCCACCTATTCGTATATCTTCAAATGTATTCTTTGTATTTCCATCTACGCTGAATATAATTCTATCTACTCCAGCGTCTATTAAATCTTCTACCTTGCAACCTCTCATATTGCCATTGGTATTTAACTGTACTTCAGGGATACCTAAACCCTTTGCTTTTCTCGTTAACTGAGCAATCTGTTTATGTAGAGTAGCTTCCCCTCTCCAATTCCATTTAATACTGGATACACCCATCTCAGCAGCTTGAGTTAATAAACGATCAGCCAATTCATACTTCATGGCTCCCTTTACATTTTCATCGTATGCCTGTGGACACATGGTACATTTAAAGTTACAAGCATAACTAAGTTCTATATCTAAATGTATAGGAAACTTTGGAGTATAAACCCAATTAAGAAACTTTTTCCCTGCATTATGCCATTTGGTTCGATACAGCAGGTACTTCCATTCCTTTATCCTCTTGGCTGTCTCCTTCACTGCTGACAGATTCCTGTTGTTTAGCCAAGTACTCCCGTTCAAGTGCACAACAGTTTTTGAAGGTTTCTTCGATTCGCTTTCTATTCTCTCTACCATAATGCTCTTGCGTTTCTCCTGGGCGAAGTTTGCGAGATAAAGAACGTATTCCTCTACTGTAATAGTCTAATCGTTCCAGATAAAATCCTGCCTTATTTAACATTCTACCTAGCGTTCTAGGTGTGTATAAAGTTAAATGCGGTGAAGCAGTAAAGTTATCACACATCATATTAAATCGGCTATATTCATTACCCCAAGGATACTCCACTGTGGGAACTCCTATATACAACCAACCATCGGAATATAATCTATCGTTACACAACTTCAAAAACGCTACAGGATCGTGTATATGTTCTAACACTTGCTGTGCTGTAATTAAGTCAAATGTTAAGTTACGCCAAGACTTCTTCTTAAACTCCCCTGTTTCCACTTGACACAACTTATTCGCCCTAGCCCAATCTGCATATACTTTATTAGGTTCTATCGCATAAGTATCCCACTTAGGCCCACCATTCTCTCCCATCTTTTCATGGGTATATGGTAACAATCCCTCGCCAGTGCCCACATCGAGCATCCTTCCTGATTTAGGAAAAACCTTGTCTTCGTGAATGAAGTCATAAACATCTGCTGCATCCTTTAATTTATAATCTACATTCTTTTGTTGTGGTACTTGTGGTCTATATAACTTGCTGTAAAACCTGTCTGCTGTTTTCTTAGTCCATCTAGGAGATTGATATATCAGTTCACAATCATCACAATAATAGAAAGACACTTTGAAATCTTTTGATACTTTTAATTGGTTTAAGTATGGATCGTCATCATGTTCAAAATATAGATCACGTTTCTTTGAATTACATAAAGGACAATCTACTTCTTCAAACTGTTCATCCAACCCAAATTCCGTCAACTGTATAGCCCTCATCATCTGTAGGTACAATCCTTCTCGGAGACTGTCTCTGTCTTCCTTCCAATGTAGAAGAAAGAATAAATTCTTCAGAACTAAGTTCCGTAGTAGGATCACGACCATCTTGTAGGCGTAGTTGTAAATTTAATAATGCTCTCAATGCAATTACTTTAGCCCATCTATCAGGACAATCTATCACAGTAGTGGTAGTAGAAAGTCTGGTAGCAGAGGGAACAAAAGTTACTTCTATTGCATCAGTTGCTGCTTGCGTTGGAGGAGGTACAAGTTGCACTGCATTTGCTTCTATATAATAATAAAATTGGTCATCTCTAGTAGCAGTCATACTGCCATCTTCAAAATAAAACTTTTCTGTTTTAGCACTCAATGGAACCACTGGTTGTCTGTCTCCATCGCTTTGTATTACCTCGACCAAATCAATTTTTTTGAATGTTGATGTTACAGCAGGGTTTAAATCTCGACTATTTGCCACTAAACTTGCTGTATGTATTTCTTCAAAATACCCTTCATCAGACGCTACAATTATATCATAATAATGCTCATGTGAAGCATTAATAGCTCTTAATATTTGAGCATCATTTAATGTAGCTGTGGCACTATCTGTATCCGATAATGTTCTCACTTCGGTAATAATGGTAGTCGCAGTAGTTGCCATTAGGTTTTCACCTTTTTCTTTTTATTTTTAAAATCTATACCCACTTGATAATTGGTAGGATTCCAAACGTGCCATCCTCGTTTATTTTGATATTCCCAATCATCCATTTGTTTTCTCAATGCACCATCATTTTCCAGTGCAATATCTTTATACATTTCTTTCTGTTGTTTTGATCTTCGTCTTTCTTCTTCGTATTCTTCCTTCTCTGCTGCTAACCAAATATCATCTGGTCTTGCGTGTCTCCAGTTATCCCATTCCTTTAACTGAAGTATCAATCCGTAGTCTAATGATCTAAACTCACCGTTATCGCCTTCCCAAAAACAAATATGCCATCTATCTATGGGTTTTGGTTCGTACAACTTAATGGGTATTCCACGATCATAAAACGTAGCTATGTGAGTAAATCTCTTACGTTCCGATGGTCGAAGAAAGTGCCTTCGGTAAAAAACTTCCCAACGACACTTCCTTCCATTCCATTGGACCGATAAGTTTTCATCTAACCGTTTCAGTTCGTTTAGAATATACCTATCAGGGTTCATTTATTTCCCATCATCTTTAGGTGAATCATCATACTCGATACGAATGTACCCTTGTATAAAGTTCACTGTAGAAGTGGCGGTGAAATTACTATTAATTAGTAATGTTGTTCCTGCACTTACTAACATACCACCTTTATTACCAGTAACAATAGAAGTGTTTAGCGTAGCGGTAGAGATAGCACCAACAGTTGTTCCTGAGTTGAAACTAATTCCACCAGAAGCCAATAGACTTGTTGTTGTGGCAGATGCTATGGAAGAAGAATTAGCACGATAGAAGTTTAATGTAACCGAACCAGAGTTTCCAGCACCACCAGAAATCCCTGCCAAAGCTACAATCTCTTTTACCCTTCCGTTATGAGGAACGGGTATATATAGATTTGTATCGGCTAACGCTGTACCTGAACCATAATCTTCAAATCCAAACCGAAGCATTTCACTTTTGGCTGGATTGTTTGCTGCAATATTTCTATTTTTAATTGCCATATTTGCTCTCCTCTGGAGCCATAGTTAACCCCAAAATCTCCCTACTGCCTGTCTCCCCATGTGGGTTAATATTATTTTAACCAGTGTAGCAGGGAGAAATTGGATACTAAGAGGTTAAAGTGTTGCTTGAATGTCAGTTATCCTGAAATTCTTATTCGGTGCATCTGTACCAAAGTTACCGAACATTCTCATAAATCCTTCAAATGAGTCTATGTTGCTAACTCTGCTTAATACTGATCCATCTTCATCTGCCCATTCAAAGTCTGATATCTTATACAGATGCCATGAAGGTGCATTGATTCCAAATACAGTATTGAAAGGTGCATCTACTTCAAATCGGAATTGTGCACCGTTGAAGTCTAATACTTTATGTCCACCTTTCAGTGTTTGTGCAGTGAATCGCACATCTGGTGTAAGAAGGTCTAAATACTCACGTCTCACACTGTAGTGAGAGATAAGGTGAGTAGTAGTGTCATCTTCACCAGAAGCCTCGGAAGCAGCATCCCATGCTTGTTGCAATAGGTTTAGCGTAAGAGGTCTGTTAGTTCCACTATTCCCAAGAATATTGGCTCTCCACGATTTATTACTGTAGGCATCACGACTCACTCCAGAATATGTTCCAGAGGAATCAATACCGTCATTGACACCATTGAAATCGTTGAAAGCACAACCTGTCAATGTCATAATCGTTCCTGATACAACAGTAACAGTTGCTGAGAATGTAATAGTGGAAGACCCACTTGCTCCGACAGTAGCGGATACTACTGTAGCAGAAGTGAAGTCAGTAGATACAGAAGATGTCTCTGTTGCAGCACCAGAAGCACTTAATCCATCTAGTATCATACCAGCTTGAATAAAGCGAAGTGGGCTTCCGACATTTACTGTAGATGAAGTTACATTGACAGTTGTGGTATTGACCGAAGATTGGTCAGAAGCAACTGTAGATAAATCACCACGACTACCAAAATAAAGCATCCTATTGAAATACTTTCTACTGTTACGAGTCATTCTATCCATTTCCTCAGACATAGCTTCTGCGAAAGCTGCTCTATCTCCTTGAGACTGTTTCATAGCCTGTGCGGAAACTTCAATGCGACCATACCAATATTTTGGTGATACTGTGGCTGTTACATAGACTTCGTTTTGTGCAGTAGGTAAAGTTCCTCGTTCTGATCTAGTACCTACACCAAAGTTCCTGCCAACGTGCACAGGATAAACAAGTCTTCTACCACCAACACGTTCAGAAGAAGCGTTAGCGATATCAAACATTGTTACTTTTTCATTCAGTGTATCTCGTACTTTTCCTAGAAACCAGTCCTTCAACACCGCATCAAATGTGGTAGTTGTTGCTGGCATAGCTTACTCCTTACTCTGTTTGTTCCATTTGATCCATATACGCCTTCAAATCAGCTACATGGTCTGCACTAGAAAAGTTTGTATATTTCTTTTCTTCGCTGGAAGGAATCGGTGCTCCTGATCCACCTCCAGATGCAGGGGGCAAACTAGAGTTCTGTTTAAGTTTATTAGTGTGTTCTGATATAATTTGCTGTTTATATGAGTTTACATAACTTGCTCTCTCATTTACAGCAGTTTCCATTGGTGTTCCGAGGGCCACTTTAGCGTAAATCGTATCCCAATCACCAGCCTGTAAATCTGGATTTTGTTTAGCGAACTCTGCTTTCTTTGTTTCCCAAGCAGATTGGGCTACCTGATTTTTCAATTGAGAGGTATCCTGTTGCACCTGTTTTTGTACGTTTGCCACTTGATCCTGTAACCTTTGGATTTGAGCAGCGTATGGGTCTTCTTCCTCCAACTCTCTATACCTATCTTCTTGCGATTGTTGCTGCTGCTGATAGGCAAGTTGTTGAGCTCTAGCATCGGCCTGCTGATTGACCCAATCGTCTAGGCCTTGCTTTTGTTGATTTAAGTTCTCCATCTCTTGAGAATAATGATAACCTTTTTGTAATAGTTCCGTTGTTCGAGGGTCATTAATGTCCCAATCTACCTCTTTACCACTTACTTTTAACTTTAAAGAGTTCGGATCACTTGTATCGGCAGGTACTTCACCGATGTTCTGATCTCCTACATCTTGGAATTGTTCCTCTTGAGGAGTTCCCATATCTGTGGTTTGATCTTGTTCTGCCATGTTGCTCTCCTAATATAGTTAGTTTCCACTACGTCTAAATTGGGCGTAGATAGTTCCTGCTCCAACTAAACCATGAACAGCAATATCGGCAGTTGAAACAATGTTAAGGTCTTTCAAATCTATTGTTGTTGCTGTGTTTAGCATCAATGTAGGCAGTATCGCAGTACCACCGACACTAAGTTGTACCTGTGCTGCTGTTGCAGTTGCAGAAATAATCACTCTATCTAAAATAGTTTGATGTATTCTTTGTTTTGGATTTGGACCATTTACATTGGTTACAGTCGAAGATATAAATATCGCTGTCGCTGTAGGTACTGTAATTGGACCAGTTGAATAACTATGATACCAAGTTCCATGTTTATCTGGCATTACATTGGGCCTCCTTGCTGTATTCCCTCGTCAGGGGTAGCAAACTGATCGTCTTGAACTTCTTCTTGGATGGCCCCACCTTGTTGGCCTCCCATTTGAGCAGCCATAGCTTGAGCGTTTGCTGCTTGGATTTGTTCAGTTAAAAATGCACCATGCTGTTGCAGGTGTTGTTCAAAAAGTTGGTCTATCTGTGGTTGTTGCTTAATCATTTCTATATATTCTGGAGCTTTACGTCTTCGGTTATGTATTTTAACGTGCAATTCATGGTCTTGATATCGTTTTGCAATAGGCATAATTCCAGAAATTATTTCCCTGTTTTCAGTTTCTGCCTGTGCTTCATCAAGTGCTTGTTCAGAAAATACATCTTGTGTTTGTCCAAATTCCAATAACTCCATGACAGTACGCCAATCGGTTCTGCCAGTTTCTGGATTAATAAATGCACCTCTTTGTTCCATATCTAATATTTCTGCTTTTTTTGCAACCAAACTAAATGGAACATTGGAACCTGCTGCGATAACTTGTGTATTTCCTCGCAACATATCTCCAGTAAAATTATCTACAACATCAACTTCATTATTTTTCCCTATAATTTGAATTTTTTGTGGAACTACCATTCTTTCTGAAGCTATCAACAATGCCAAGTTTGCTACTTCTGCATCATTTTCTCTAACGTCAATTCCTGTAGTTCCTATTTGTGTGTTGTCTGACTCTTGCAACAACTGAATTGCTACACCACTTCTTGCACCTGCTGGTAATGCACCTCTTGATACTTCCCTTACACCAGACTGTTCCATCATATTTTCTTTATGTTTTTCTAACACGCTAAACAAAGTTGGTGTAGGGGGGTGTATATTAATCATATGAGGCATTTGTCCAGCAATAGGTATTGCTTCGACTACTTCATCGGCAGAGGAGTCTAGGTTTGATTCTTTGAGATGTGCTCCTCTTGGAACAACCCATTTTCCTTTAAACAACGAATGGTGTTCTAATATAATAGATAATGCTTTATTGTACGCTTTTTGATCTGGTATTTGATCTTCGATAGAACTTCTTCCCCATAATCGAAAAGGAACGTCTATTTCTCTGTAATGAGTTATAGGGATAGGATTATCTCCATCTCTATTTTTGGGAGTGGGATTGTCTCCCATAAATAACATTACATTATTAGCACAAATAATAAGTCTTCCGTCAGGAAATTCTGGTGTTGACTTTTGCCAATATCTTTTTACTACTGCTCCTTTTTCAGATGGTTCTCCACTTGCTCCCTGTGGATTTATTTGTGATGTTGTGGGAGATACTAATCCATCTAAAAACTTTTCAAACGTAGATGCTGTATCTCTAAACTCTGGTGTTACATATTTTCCTTTGTCTGGAAACTGTCTTCGTATTTCTTCCAAAGACAACCATTCTCCGACAATAATTGAGTCACAATCCTTCAATTCTGTTCCACTTCCTATTGGAACAACAGAAAATGGAGATAAAGCTTTCATGGAAATTTTTCCAGTTCTAAATTGTTCAACGCCAATTACATTGGTTCTCATTTCCATTTCT